CGTTGTTGGCTGCAGAGATCCTTCCGCATCCACCGTTATAGGTGTCATTCGAAGCATCCACATTCGTTCTGGTCACGGACTGAACAATACCCCCAGCAACGGAGGCTTGAGCAAGTCCCTCGGGGGTCAACGGAACGTATCTGCAATGGAGTGTCTGGTTAAAGGCAAGTGCTCCGGCACCTGATTTTGTTGCCGTGGGAGTAGGAGCTGCGCTTCCACTGTTAATCTGATATCCTGCAACGCCCGTGAGAATGATTTTTTCCTCCGCGATCATGAGCGACCTAAGCAATCCGAGGACTGCCAGAGCCTTCACGTCGTCGAAGTTCTTGGCCGCGTAATCCGCCTCAAAGCTCACAGAATCTTCAAGGCCGAGCCCCTTGTAAGAGGCTGTCTTGTTGGCCGCGGTAGTCGTGATCTTCGCCGTCCGGTTCCCTTCAGAGACACCCGGGCTGAGGCTGTTTGCGTTGATTGCGGTAATAACCTTCCAGTTCGTGGCCGTGCCTCCCGCTCCTGAAACACGAGGGATCATGTTTCGAAGGGGTGTGATCACGGGATAGAGCAACTTGGCAGAGGGTTCGAGATCGTACCACACGAGGCCAAGCGCTTGGGTAAAAGCCTTCTGCAATACTGCCATGTCCTGGGGCTGTGTCTTCTGGAGCATGGCTATCGTCTCTTGGGTAATTCCATACATCTGAAGCATTCGTGGATCCATGGTTAGGTTCCTCCTTTTTCAGAGATGTCTACGGTTCAAATCATAGAACCGGTTTTGAAAGCCGATATGCTATCGGCTCGCTATGCGCCTTCTTGATTGCGTCGAGAGGATCTTTGGGATCCTCTTTCTTCGTGACACCATCAACCTTCGTGTCGTCCTGCTTCGTGACAGTCGTCACGTCCTTAGTCGCTCCTTTTGCGGGTTCAGGCTCCCTCTTCAGCTCCTCGACTTCCTTTTTCAAGGCATCCCTCTCATCGGAAACCTTTTTCAGGTCCACTTCGAGGGTCCCGATCTTCTTAAGGGCTTCATCCTTTTCGGTCTGGATCTTCTGAAGGTCGCCCGCATCGTCAGCCTTGCCCGTGTTGCACTTCGCCCCGAGCGCGGACGAGTGATCATGGATGCCCTGAATCTTGCTCAGAGTTTCCTTTGAATGAGATTTGACAAGATCATCCGTCAATTCCTCAACCATCTTCTTCAATTCGTTCCATTTGTCCAACATGGCCATGTCCTCCTGTAGGGTCGTCTCTTTGATTTCAGAGCCGATAAAATTTTTGAGTTTGTCGATGACCGCTTTCAAATCGGCGGCCTGCCCTTTATCTCCTTCGGCACTTTCTTTAGAATAAAGATAGAAGAGATCATTAAGACAATTTATCGCGGTGCTCGCATCGCTGATTTCTTCGCCCGCCCATTTCTTCAGATCTATTTCCGGCTTCTTTTCGAGAGCCTTAAATGCCCTTGTCTCTACAATCCCGTCCGCCTTCACCATCTGGAAGGTCGCTGACTTCAGCGCGGGGTAATCAACAAGCGAGATCTCCGAAGGCTTTGCGGTGTATCGGTAATATTTTCCGTCATACCACTTCTTTATGTAGGCACCGCCCTGGCTGAATCCGGTGTAAACGCCCTCCAAGACATTCTTCCATTCATCGTCATCGACTACCTTTCCCACAACATCTACCGCTTTCTCTTTGTCACTGAGCGAAACCTGGGGAAGATATCCGACTGCTTTTTTCGCGTCGTGCATAGCCCGAAGATTGCCACAAGACTTTCCATCAGTCGCCTTCTGAAAGTAATCCGTCCATTCCTTGAAGTATGGTTTTGAGGTCTCGTAATCGAAGATTTCTCCTGCACTATCTGGGGCCTCTTCGGTTACACGTCCGAATACGAGACGCTTTTCTTCGTCAATTTTCGTGATCGGAATGAAAAGCTGAAGTTCGTTTTTCATGGCTAACTCCTTTTCTTTGAGGCGCGTCATGGCTTTAATGACGATCTCTGACGTCATGCCGCCTCCTCCATCTCTGCCAAGACGGGCAGAAAATCACAAACACAATTAGGATGCTGAGGAGGTTCCATATCTCCACTTGGAAAGGCCTCATCAATTCCGATCACCCCGGCCTGCGCATTATCATCGCATTCATCCATGTCCACGTGTTCTGAGCCAAGGATCCACTGTTTACCGGCCACAACCCCACTCTCCTTATAGGCGATCATGTTTCCGCGGGTATCGGCAAAGGCGATCTCTGTCCTCGAGATCATCTCGGCCCGATCCTCTGAAAAAGCGTAATTGTCTTCCAGGGCGTCCCTGAGTTTATTCGTGCTCCATCCCTCTTCCACGGCTTTGGCCACGTCACCTCGCAGCATGTCCCGCGTTGCATCCTCAATCATCCACTTCGTATGAGGATTATCGATCAGGGTTCCATCACTCAGGATTCTTTTACCCACGAGCTCGGCTGCTCTCTCCTGGGCATATTTGAGAGCTGACGATGACATTGTTTCGGTCATATTCACATCGGCCATTCCGACCTGAAGAAGGGCCTGATAAATTCCGTCCTTCGTGATCTCAAGGAGAACTTCTTCACTGATATCGAAGAGCACCGCCCACCCCTCCAATTTCAGCTTTGCAAGGATCTGGGATACGCGAAACTCAGCCTCGGCGTCCATCTTCGTGACGTCCATCTCCAAACTACGGACGGCCTTTTTCCCTTTGGAGAATATTTTCATCAGCGCCTTTTGCATCTTTCCTCGTGCCGACATTACGGCGTCACGCTCCCGGTTGATTCTCGAAACTTTTTTTTTACCCTTTTCGAGTTTCTTCGCCTCATCCTCTTCTTCTTTCTTCCCTCCATTGGAGCCAGAGTCCTTGCCGGGGGGTAGCTTAGACCCCGGCTCCATGGAGGAGTCGCCGAAGGGATTGGGAGGATGGAGCTCTTCTTCGGACAGAGGTTCGTCGCCGTTTCTCTCGCGTATTTCATTCACCCGCTTGATCTTCGATCGGGTGTAAATTTCGTCTATCTGAGCCTGCTCAAGGGGTTTCGGTTCCACCTGAGATTCCCACTCGAATTCAATGGTCTTGACCTCGAAGTATTTCCAGATAATGAAGTCCATCAAGTTCTTCCACCACTGGAGAAGAGGATCTAGCCCTTCCTGCTGTGCCATCTGCGCGGCATTCTCAGCGGTCGCTCGATTCATCATCTTCACGAATGGCTGCGAAGTGACGCTGAAGCAGTAGCAGACCACGCGCGCGAGCCATTCATCCATTTCGTCAATGAGGGCCTTTTCCTTCGTCTCGTGGACGTTCTTGGAGATCTCACCAGGAACAAACTTCGCGTGCCGGCGCTGAGCGAGATTCCCTTCAATCAGGTCATCCCAATAAAGTTGAAACTCGGCGATCTGCTGAGTGGTCCATGTCTCGGGAACTCCGATCAAGGCTTCCGGGACGTTCCCTTCCGTGTAATAAGCGAGTTGAAATAGCATCCTGCGAAGCGCGATATTAATGGTCCGAATGATCTGCTCCACCGGGCTGTATCCATAGACTTTCCATGACCGGGGGTTGCGTGGGAAATAAATAAGCTCATCCCGGCTGAAGTCCACTGCAGGAAGACCTTTTAAAAGCTGCTGATAAGCTACGCCTGGGGCTTCCGGAGTCCTCCCATCCTCGTTTAGTTTCCTTACAATCGTCGCTCCATCAACCACGTCAAACGAATAGGGTTGACCACCTTTTGTCTTTCTGGGATAGATGCTCACCGCATCGATCACGAGCATGTCTTCATTAATCATCCTGGCCCATTGATCGAAATTATGTTCTTGATCAGGATACTGGAGGAAATCCTTAACCCTCTTCATGTCATCTTCGACTCCCGGAGATGGTTTGAATTTCTTTGGTCCTCCGTTCTGCCTTTCCTTTAATCTCCATTTCATCCTTGCGATTTGATCTTTCCTTGTCTCGATCACGAGCCGTAGGATATCGTAATTTTCAGCGAGAGCCCTCATCTGGGGAAAGGTCACGCCTTCATAGGGCCGTTGGGTGATTTGGAGGTTGTACCCTACGGGATAGTCAAGGATCCGTCCCTTAACCTCTTCCGGAGCGACTGGAAGCATGGGTTGAGATGGACCCATCCAAGTGTTAGGAGTGATGCCCGAGATCATATATTTCACGCCCTGGACTACGCGCTGCACAATTCCAGCCTCGATGGGGGAAGAGACCCCTCCTCCCCTCTGGGCTCTTGCATCATCCGCCTTGATGAGCGGACGCGGTTTATTTGTGTCGATGGTGATCCGCATCAGACAGCGTTCCCGAACCCTATGTTCTGCAACCCGATCGTGTTGGCCGCAGAATAGGTCGCCATGAACTCAACGGTCCTGTTCGTCGCAACAGCCGCCGTTCCGGTGATCGTGACCCCCGTACCTCCCACCAACGTCACCGTTCCTGAATTTACGTTGACGATCCTAATCCGCCACGTGTCTCCGATCCTGGCGTTTTGAATCTCAGCGATCATGTTGGCAGCGATATCGGTCGTATGACTCAAGTTCGCTCCTCCAGAGACATTCAGAACACAATGCCTCGCCCCGGCGATCGCATTCGCGTCAAGAGTGGAATTCGCACTGTTCGCGAGGACTTTGTACTGCCATTCAATAGGTTCAATGACAAATCCCATCCGAAGCAGGGTGGCAACGTCAGCTTCTGGAACATCGATCAGAAGCGTTGACGCTACATTGTTCGAAGACCCGCCACTAAAGAAAATCGGGTGCCCTTTGTAAGAGCCGGGCGCTCTCATTTTAACGGTCATCTCATGCACTCCTTTCTTTCCAAGATTTCTTGAATAAGACCGAAAAACAAAATCTCAACCGATGCCTGAACGAAAGCGACAGAATTGCCTTGCAGAACCCCGCGCTGGCTAAGCCGTAATTTATCGTTGTCACTTTTCGGATCTTCTTTGCTATTCTTCCATTCATGGCGTGTTTAATAGGTTTTCAAGTTTACGGATCATGTAACGGTATTCGTCCGTCTGCGTCTTGCTGTCCGCGCTAAATGTGAACTCCACGGTTACGACCCGCTCTTCCCTGTCTGACGTGTTGTTGGCGAAGGCGTTTTCATTCGCCGTAATCGTCAGGTCATGAGTGTTCCCCGATGGAGTAAAGGCAACCCAGGCGTTGGCATTGTTCCCAGTGATGGCATTTCCGCCCTCGTTGTCGATCCGGTATTTAGCCGCCGAGGGCGTAACGCCATTGCCGTCCTCATCTTTAAACGAGAGACCCAAAACGTAACTCGATCCCTGATTTATGACGTCCATGTCGTTGATCCTACTGAAGGCAAATAATCAATATGCCCACAATGAGGACATCGCAAAATCCAACATCCCGTCCCCCGTTCGAGTTTTCCGTTCTCATGTTGGCAAGAGGTTGAGTCCATCGCCTTTAGCTCAGCGTGATCGCCACACTCACCGTCCAAACCTGACCAGCGACCTTCGTGCCCTGGTTGTTCGCCACGCGGTTGAGGTTGTCGCCCGTGTCATTGGCCGCGTTGACGATCGTGAACTCCTGCCATGCAAAAACGGCATTGCCAGAGCCAAATATGGCCTGCCATGTCGCCGTTTGGCCGCTCACTTGTGGATAAGTGGAGGCCATTG